AAAAACTAACTTGCTTATATTGAGTAATATTATTTTTTAAAATGTATGTATTATCTTGATTTAAAATATCACTTACTTTTTCTGTGCCTAAATCAAAATTTATTTTTTTAGCATAATCATTTAAAGTATCTGGTATTTCAAATTCAAGTAATTCTGCTCTGTTTTCTTTATCATACCCTACAAACCATTTGTTTTTGTTTAGAAATTCTTTATCTTCTACAAGATTTCTATTTTTTAATAGTCTGTATTTCATTTTTTCACCTCCTAATTTTTTGTATAATATATATATATAGTTGCTTTTGTTAAAGTTATTTTTTTTGCTAGCACTACTAAATTACTTCCTTCAATCCACGCACAAAATAATGTACTTGAAATTGGTTCCAGTCCAGTTCCAGTTGCGTAAGGATTAAAGCTAAAAAGTGGATATTTACTTCCGGTCGATGCAGTACAAAATCCTTCCATATGTGTAAATTCACTTATGTTTGTTGTATCAAAATCATAATTTTTAACTCCAGAAATATTTTCATATGTAAATTTTTTACCAAATTCTTTTTTTCCGTCAATTATTCTACCAGTTTCAAATTCTTGTCCTGTTACTATATTTGTCTTCATTTCATCTCTAAGTTGTGTTGCTGTAGATACTATGTCTGTACTATTATCATATATTCCTTGTTCTATGTGATTAAGTCTATCGCTTGTTATAGGTGTATTTGTACTTGGATAATCTTCCCAAGTTTGTTTTTCATATGCCATTTTATAACCCCCTTTTTATATTTCTTGTACTGTAAAACCTGTCTGTTGCAAAAATTCAACATTTCCTGCACTTCCACTTGCAAATTTAAGTTGCAACACATCTCCACTTGCCACTTCAAGTGGTATTGGTGAGATTGAGCAATTCCACCAACGCGCATCTGCAGAGCCATATACTCCTGCCGATGATATACTACCTGTTCTTTTTCCATTTTTAAATATTTCTAAAGAATAGTCAGATGTTCCGCTTTTTAAAAATGAAACATGTCCTGATACTAAAACATTTGTTATACCATCACCCACCACAATGCTATTGTTACTACTATCATATGTAAAGCCACTTCCTTGACTTGCACTATTTAATGTTGAATTATTTATTACAGTACTAACCCATGATGACAAATTTTGTGTATGTCTTGAATAATTTAAACTCATTACACTTTTATGCATTATGTCTTTACCTGCAACCTGTAATAATCCACCTTCTGTCTCGTCATATTTACCCATTATTCCTACACCATTTTTATGTAGTGCAATGTTAGGTATACCAGAATTTAAATTTGCTGTAAATGTAACATTTGATAAATCATCTTCTACATAAACCTCAAAATTATATGAATTACTAATATCAAATCCTAAACTTTGTGTATCTCCTGTAATATTAGAATTGAAACTAAACTCACCATTATTATTCACTGTTACTGTTATATTGTTATATGCAGACCATTGACTGTTATCAGTTGTTTTATATCTATATTTTGATTGTTTTATAGAATTTGTTACAGCACCAAAATTTACTAAATCTATATTACCATTAAAAGTTAATGTTACAATTTCTGACACTCCATTTTGTCTTGTTACTGATATATTGCCTTTTTGCAATGGTGTGTAATCAATAAATTCATTTGCATTTTTTGTAACTAAAGTAGAATTGTTTCTGCTGTCTATTGCGTATATGTTTATAACTCCACTTTCTGCGTTGTTTAACACACTGCTTACGTCTTTTGTGCTACTATATGCAATATCATTTGATATAGTTCCATTTGTTAATCTGTATTTATTCATTGTGGCGTATTTATTTGCAGTTGCTTTATTATTTGGTGTTATAGTAACTTGTAAATTTGAATAATTTTTTATTAAATCTTGATTATTTCCAGTTAACGCAACTGTTGTTTCATTTACATCTTCAAAATCAAAATCGTTAAATGTTGGATTAGCATTAGTAACACTACAAGTAAATCTACAACTTTTTGTGCCTATATAAGTATTACCGTTATATGTATCAGCATAAATTGTACCCCAACCGCTTTTATCATTTGGTATATTACTTGCAAATATTTCAGGTATTGTCCAATAGCAATTATTTGTTACACCTGTTGCAATTGTTCCACTTCTACCATACCAACCATATCTAACAGTATGAGTAAATGAGCCTGATTTTCTATTCATGTATATATAAAACGAGCCGCCTATTGCACCTACGTTTTCAGTATTGTTAGGATATGTTACACAACTAGGCTGGCTTGCTCTTGGTATTGTTTCAGCTGATAGCCATCCTCCTGCAGTTCCATTCATTATATATGAATTAGCATATATTTCTACATACCTACCAGGAAATGTTCCGTCATTATTGTGCCATACTGTTATATCTTTTGAACCCAAATAATGTTCACCATGTGAATAACTAAAACCTCCTGATTGTTTTACATCTCCATCTAATTTAAGTGTTGAATACCCTGATCTTACTGTAGATCCACCACCATAATAAAAATACAAATGTAATCTAAATGAAGTGTAATTTCCTTCTATGTTTTGACCCAAATTTTCATATGTACCAATTAATGATGTTGAATAACTTCCATTTATTCTTGCAAACTCTGTTCCGTACATTATTACACCTCCTTACATTCTAGTAAACCATGTTTGATCGCCCACTTCAATTATCATGGTTTTACAAATGTTAGCTTCATCCTCTACAATCGCCTCTTTTGTTTCAAGTCCTTTTTCTGTAAAATATGATACAGTTTCATTATTCAATTTTGTTATTCTTATTCCGTCTGCATCCGCTTTAAATTTTGTTTCCATATTACTTGATGTTATAGTTATACCTTTTGATATGTTTACAGTATCAGTTGTAACTTCATTTTCATTTTGTGAATATGCTAATTTTACACTACCTTTGTTTACCATCAAATCATATATTTCTAAACCATTATCAACATTGCAAAAAAAATCTATTTTTAAATGTCTTGATGTTACTTCTAAAGGTTCTATTATATATTCTCCATTGTTGTCTTTTTCTCCAGTATAAAACTGTTTTACTTCTATACTATCTAAATTGTATTGTTTACCATTTATTTTTACACTTGCACTTGCAAATTGGTTTAATTTTTGATAATAAAAACTTACACTATACAATCCATTTGGCACATCTTGTTCTTGGCTAAATATTCCATTTTGTAATAATATAGAATTTTTATTTACTGCCTTATCGTTAGAACCTCTTTTTGCATAACCAGTCCAATATTCATACGACGCGTCAGCTATCAAATATGTTTCATCACTTGGATATAAAATGTTGTTTGGATATAAATATCTAGTTTGGCTTTTATCTGCCTCAAACCACAATCCAGTATTTCTAAATATATTATTACCTCCAGCCTCACTAAATGTATTTGTTACCCCTGTTTCTGTGTTTACTATAATTTGATCCATTGTACTTTTTGAATAAAAATTATTATTCATTGTATCTTCTAACTGACTTGTTTTATTTGTTATAATTTTCACTTGAGCAGTATTTTGATCTGCAATGACTTCAGCTCTTTTTGCAATATCATATGCTGTGTTTGGATTTTGATATTCTATTGTTGCGTTAATAATACTTGGTGCTGACAATGTTATATCATCAAATTTTGTTTCTATTCTTAATATAATAGAATTTACAAGCTCACCTGATTTATTTCTAAATTGTATTTTATCGCCTAATGTTAAATACGGTTTAAATGAATATTTACTTGTAAATGCACTATATCCAAATCCTTTTACTTTATTAAATATTGCTGTTTTTATTTGTTCTCTTTTTTCTAGTGTATATGTGAAAGGATTGTCATTTATTACAAGCCAATTTTCTCCATATTGTTCTATTAATTCATCATCTTTTATCTCTGCACCTTGACCTTCTACCTGACTTGTTCCAATTCTTAAACAAGTTATAGGGTGTGTGTCTCTTTTGTCTTCTAATTCTACATAATCTTCAATAATTTCATTTGTATCTGTATATAATAACAATTGTAATTTTCCCTCATTTGTTATAGTTGCAAAATCACCACTTGTTTGTGTTACTGCACATATAACATCCCCATAAGTTTCATCATTTAAAAATTGATTATTTTCTACAATAAAATCTCCATTTGTTATGCTTTCATTTATTAATTGTACGTTACATTTTGTACAGCATTCTTGCAACACTTCAAACAACGTTACTGTTCCGCTTTCATAATTTAAATCACTTTCGTATGGAACAGCAAATCTTAATCCATTGTCAAAAGCAGTAACAGATACTTCTTCTTCTGTGTCATTATCTGTAACTTCCGTAACAATATAATGTCCTATCAATATAGCATTTCCATTTACTTCTTTGTAATAATCAAATTCTTTATTAATATATGTTACATTGTTTTCTGTTTTAAATTTAACATAACCCAAATTAAATGTTCCAACAAAGTGTGTATCTTTATATGCTGTTTGATACATTTCCCCTTGTATATCAATTTGTGTTTGTGTACCTGTAATGATTATATATTCTCTGTATGTTATTTTATTGCTTTCACAATCCGTTTTAAAAGCGTTTGATACATTTATCATGTAACATCACCACTTTTCTCTAAAACAGCCGTAAAATCGCCCACAATCACTTCAGAAGCGCTATTATTTATTGTTTGTTCTGGTAGTGTTACAATAAAATTTGCACTTTTATATTGTTTGTCTTTTAAAGAATAATACATATATTCTCCATCTTGTAACTTTTGTAAGTAAGTATATAAAGTATTGCCATCAAAACAACCTAAATTTATTTCTATCACAACATCTGTATAATTTGTTATAATTTTTTTTCTACGTCCATTTACAAACTGTTTTTTGTTAATTAAGTTCGGTTGTTCGTTAATTTTATATCCATTTACTAATATTTTGTCAAAATCAAAATATGTATTATTTTCTTTTTTCTTTAACAAAATCATTATTGCACACCTCCAAATCCATATTGTAAATTTTTCTGTTTTTGTATTGTTTTTTGATTTTCGTAAACTTTCTCGCCATCTAGCTCTAATGTATTATAATTTTCTACTTTAATCACACTATTTGCATTTAATATATCGGTTACACTTCCTTTTATTCCTGAAAATGACATTTTGCTTGTTTCTAAATTTACAGCACTGCTCATTTTATCTAGCATTTCATTGTTCATTTTATCAATAGACTCTAGTGCGCTGTCTGTATTAGCCTCAATACCAATTGCAACACCTTCTGGTATCCATTTACCTACTTCATCTCTAAATAATGTAGATGGTGAGTGTATTCCTAAAGCTGATTTCATACCATCTAATATAGATTTTGCTAAACTTCTAACTTTGTTAATTAGCCAATCTTTAGCATTTACAATTCCATTCCAAAGTCCTTGAACTATATTACGTCCTACATCCGCAATGCTATATATCCCATTTAATAATCCTTCTTTTATTTTATTCAACATTCTTCCGCCAAGATCCATCATATTATTAAAATATCTGCCTGCTCCATTTATAAATGAAACAAATATTTGGTCTTGTGCTTGCAAAATGTTTGGTAATGATTTAACTATACCTTTTGCTAACATTATTATTAGTCTTATTCCCATTTCTATTAATTTAGGTAAATTATCTGATATAGCAATCACTAATTTATCAATTAATACAGGCATTTTATCTATTATTATAGGCATAGCATTTAACAATCCTTCTGTTAAAGCCATTATTAATTCAATACCGCGCGTCTATAATTTGATCTAAATTATCTAACAAAGTTTCTACTAATGTTAATATTGCATCAACTGCTAGTGGAATTAATGTAGGTAGCATTTGAGCTATACCTTTTGCTAATTCTATAATTATATTAATTCCGCATTTGCAATATTTCTGGTAACATTGAAAGAATAGAAGTAATTAAAGTTTTCATTATTGTCAAGCCTGTTTCTATAATTTGTGGTAAATTTTCAATAATACCATTTATAAAACTTTCAACAAATTGCATTGCAGAAGTTATTAAACTTTGTATGCCATCATTTAAAGATATAGTACCTGATATCATACCATTAATTGTAGGAAGTGCTGTATCTCTTAAAAAATTAAACAACGGTTGTGCTGCTTCACCTGCAAAATTCATAAAATTATCTTTCAAAGTACTTATTTGCCCATTTAAAGTTCTTGACTGATTTTCCATTGCTCCAAAATATTTACCACCTTCTTGCGAAGCATATCTTAAAGCCTCAGTCAATTGTTCATATGTTACATCAAGTTTTGTTGCTTCTTCCCTTGTAATTCCCATACTATCAGCCAACAAACCATAAACATCTATTCCAGCGTATGCAAATTGTTTGATATCAAGCGCACTTGCTTTTCCTACATTTTTAATTTGTTGTAAATTTACAGCCATTCTTGACAGTTCTTCATTTCCACCACCAGTGGCTGCAATTGCGTTTCCTAAAGCAATTATATCTTCTCGAGCTGTGTCCGCTCCTACACCAGCACTTATTAATAATTGGTTTGCTTGTGTCAAACCTTTTACATCAAAAGGAGTTTTGGCCGCATCTTCTTTTATATTTTTTATAATTCTGTTAGCCTCATCAGCACTTCCTGTTAATGTAGTTAGTGCTGTTTGATATTGTTCTATTTGTGCATTATACTGTACACCTTGTTTTACTACATTTCCCATTACTTGTGCAACTTTTTCAAAAGCATCAGCCATGATATTTCCTAGTGCCACAGCTGTTGCCCCTATACCTTTAAAAGTTCCACTCATTCCATCAACGCCTTTTTGCGCTCCTGATGTATCTAATGTTACTTTATATTTTAGTTCTCCTAAGCTTTGGCCTCCTGCCATTTTTTAATCACCTCTTTACTCTTTTGAAGTAAGTTTATTAAGTTGATTAAAAATTTCTTTATGCCTTTTTTGTTCATCTATTTCATCTTCTGACAATGGTAATTTATACAATTCTTTCTGTTCTAATAATTGCTTATCCTTACCATTGTAAGCTCTATATCCTCTTATTATACTAAATTGACAATCTTTGTTTAAAGATACCCACATAGCTCTAAATTTCCACCAATGCAAATATACTTTATCAAGTTCAACATTATATTGTTCTTTAAATGCGCCCCATATTAAGTCGCTGTCGTAATTGTAATCATATATTCTCATGTTTGAATTATTTTTTGTACTAATTTTTACTTCTACATCTTCTTTGCCACATTTATAAAACCATATAAACTTTTCTATTGCTTCATTTAATATGTTTTTTTGGATAATTTGAGAAAATGCAGGGTAAAACTTTTTCAAAGCATTTATACAAGCTTTTCTTTTATCTTTTCCCTGCATTTTAATTTCAAAGTCAACAAAAATTCTATAATCAGTCTTAATAAAATACTTCTCGTTATTTATATAAACAAAATGAGGCATTTTATTAAACATATTCATCATATCTTAAAATCTCCTATATTTATTATACTTATTATATCTTCCATGATTATTATAACTATTATATCTTCTTTGACTTCTATTATTATTCATATTTATATTTTCTAAATTATTCATATATTTTTGTATATTTTCCATAACAAAATATATAACTTTAATCCAAACAAATTCATCAATTTCTTTACCTAAATCAGAATAATATTTACTTTTTATTCTTTCGTAAGCATTATTTCCTAATAAACAATTTACACCTTGTTCTAAAACTTTTAAATTATTTTCTTCATTTTTCATTTTATTTGCTACATCTACTAATTTTTTTTGATAGTCACCATCTATATTTATACTAAATTCTAAATCAAATATTTTTATACTAAAATCATTTTTTAAATCTTCATAACCTAAATTTTCAATTCTTTTTTCATTTTCTAACATTATTTATCCTCACTTTATTTTTTAAAAAAATTATACAGCTGGAGTAAATGTTTTTGTACTTGTATTAAAAGTACCATAAACAAAATCTCCACCTTTTAAACTACCTGTAATTTGTTTTTGACCTCCTGCTTCTCCATTTGCTTCAGTAATTTCAACTGTTTGATTTATTTTTCTTGCTTTATATGTATTTTCACTTCCAGAAACAGGTTCCCACAAATTTACAATGTAGTGGTCTCTTTTTAAATCTGTTCCTGTTGCTCTATCATAAAACAATTTGTAAAAATCATCAAATACTTCATCACCTTGCACCATGTCCATTGTAATTGGAAATTCATTGTTGTATCCAGTTACAGATGTCACAGCTGATTTCTGATGTATATATTGTTTAGAACTTTCTGTAGGGTTAGAACTTTCAGTTAATGAAGTTATAACTCCACCTAATTCAGTTGTTGAGTTTGCACCACTTCCAACTTGGAAATAGTGTGCCTCATCATAAGTCATTATATCTCTCATAATTATATCTCCTTTCTTATATCAAAATATAATTGTAGTGAATATACAGAAATACTTCCATCTTCACTTTCTTGATATGTTAATGCATTTGCGCAACTAACATTTATTATTTTTTTGTTATCTTCTAAAATCGGATAATTTTTATTTGTATTTTGTTCACTTAACCAATCGCTAAATTGATCAAGCCAATCTAAATTTGTGAGTCTTTGAGTATCTTCTTCACTTTCACTTTTTAATAATAACATATATTGATATTGTCTATACCATCCTTTGTCTGTAACATATTTCAAAGGTAATTCTTCAAATCCTGTTCTTTGTAATGCAAGATTTTTTGTGTTTTCTGTTAATCTTTCACTGTGTATATCTTCTATTTGTGCAATTATTTGTATAGGTTCATAAGTTTGTAACCATTGATTTATTTTATCATCCATTACCATGCAACTCCCTACTATATTTTGCTAATTCTCTAGCAATTGTATCACTTTTATCAGCTTTCATTCTTTCAAAAGGTTGTGTGCCTCTTTTTCCAACTCTCTTTTTGATTTTTTTAGAATAAGCTTGATAATGTGCATAAGGTACAGAAATTTTAACATACCCACTACCATAATCACTTGTTAATATAATAGATTTCGCCTGTGTTCCTGTTTTGTATGATACATATTCTGCAAGTTCAGTTGCAACTTTTTTATCTAAAAATATTTGTAACTTGTTTCCATTATTATTAAATTTATTCACAGCACTTTGATTATATTCTAAATATGCGTTTTTTTTGCTATCTAAATAAATTCTACCTTGTGGAAATTTTATAGGGTATGTAGTTCCGTTATATTCTTTCATTTATATTGCTCCAATTTTAATATGTGATAGCTCTAAATCATCAAATACAAACTTTTCTACACTATTTACAGAATATACATTATCTTTACCATAATTAGCTCTTAACACAGTTAATGGTGCACTACTTATATTGTCATTTACATTTTTTGATACAATTACATCACCATCTTGTATATTATATTTACTTTTATAACCTTTTACATCAAATATTCTAATTAAAGCTCTGTTTACATTGTTAGAACCTGTATTATCTCTATTTTTATTAAAAGTGTTTCTTACACTTGCTTTTAAATTGTATCTTACCCATGTATTATTGTTATTATGATAAATTGTTATATCTTGCAACAGATTATTTTCCATTATAAGCACCTCGTTAATTCTTGAGGTAATCCATTTATAATATTTAATTTATTGATTTTAATTTCCGAATTACTTCTTTTGGTTTTGCTTACCCCATCAATTGATATAGAACTATAATTGTTATCAATATTATTATTTACTTTTAAAAAGTCTACAAGTTCGCAAGCTACCCATTTTACTTTTTCAAACTCATCCAATTCTGCCTCTTTAATTTCTCTATTTATATATTTGTCAATTTCTCTACTAGCTTTTCCTATTAAAGAAGTAAAGAGGCTATTAGATAAACTGCCATGATATTCATTTATATAAAAATCATAATCTGCATAATTTATCATTATAACCTCTCCTTTCTATTATTCTTCAGAAGTTTCTTTTACTTCTTCTTGGGGTTTTGTTTTTTTAGAAACTGTTTTTTCAGTTTTAACTTCTTTTTCTACAGTTTCTTTTAATCCAACAAATCTTGACATATTTTTTACCCCCTTTATATTATGCTTTATTGTGTAGATAAATTCCTGCTACTTTGTTATCATATACATCTGCAAGTCCATATTCTCTGTAGAAGAATTTCCATCCATCAGATGTTTGGTTAGCTTCAGGAGTTATAATTTTATTTACAATGTGTTTTGGATATTGTAATAAAGCATCTTTTTGTATAATCATAAAGTTTATATCTTTACCAGCTGTAGCTTTTGAATATCCACCAGCTTCTTCTCCTGATGTAGTACCATCATTTAAATCAATAGCAGTATAAAATCTTGATTGTGGAACTGTAATAACTCCAGCAAATCTTGATAATACTTCTTTTGATTTTGTTGTATCTACATTTAATACTAGATTGTAAAGTGTTGGAGTTATAAATAAATATCTTCCTTCAGCGTTTACTTCATCATCGTCCATTTTAGAAATAGCTGTTACTAGAGCTGTAAGAGCATCATTTCCTGTTGATATTGTTCCTGCTGTTGCTTTAGATATTCCACTTATTCCAGCATAAGTTGCAAATCTAAATGCGTCAACTTCTGGAACCACTTTAGTTCTGATAAATTCACTTGATAGTTTACCAAAAGCTACTCCAGCTGTTTCTTCGTTATCCATAGCATCAACTGTGAAAGCTCTACCTCTATCATAATTGAATGCTACTGTTTCGTTTGTTAATGTAACGTCTCCGTTAACATATCCACTATTTCTTGAATAATCAGCAAGTCCATCTAAAGACATTTTAGGTACTATTATCTCATTTGCGTTAGCACCTGCTCTTACAAGTGTAGTATCTCCATCTAATACAGATGTTTTTGAAGCATTTTTATATACTTCATCTAATAAATCAATATATTTTTTGAATTTTGTTATAGCGTTTGCCATTTTAAATCACTCCTCTTATTTTAAACCCATAATTTTTCTAGCTTGCTCGTAACCATCAACTTCTTTTTCTGTATGTTCTACACCAAAGTCAACAGTTTTATGTTGTTCTTCGTAACTAGATAAATACTTTGGATTATCAGTCAAAAATTGCTCAAGATTATCCTCAAAATCGCCTTTTTGTTTTGAGACCTTAAACATAACATAGTCGATGTCATCATTTTTGACACCTTTACGTAATAATAGATTTTCTCTTTGAAAATTATCTCTTTCTAGTGCGATTTTTTCATATTCTTTTTGCTTTTCTTCATTTTTTTCTGCTTCTGTTTTTTGACTTTCTAACCAATCGTTGTATTTTTGTAGTTCTTCTTTGCTAGGTATGTTCTTTTTAACCTTTGCAAGTCTTTTTTCTACAATTTCATCTAGTTCTTTTTGAGTAAAAGTTTTTTCTTCTTTTACTTCTTCACCTGATTTTTTTTCAACTTCATTAATTTCTTGAGTAGTTGAAGTAGTATCAGTAACTACATTTTGATTATTTTCATTATTTTCCATAATCTTAATTCCTTTCTTTTTAGTCGTATAAGTTGGACTATCCATTTCTTTAACGTTGTAATGTTCAACCTTATACTACCATTATACATTTTTTTATATTGTTTTGCAATACCTAAATTTTTTCATCTTTTTTTATTTTTTCTGTTTTCTTGCCTTCGCCTACAAATCCTTTTATTCTTAACTCTTCATATCTTTCCTCATCAGCTGTGAATATATCAGCATCTTTATACTTGTTTTTTGGCGTATATAGTTTGTAGTCGTCTTTTACATCATGAAAAGCTTTTAAAACCTCACCAGATATTTTCATAATATCACCTCCCTTATTAATTATTATATCCTGCGTAATATTCTCTATCATATTGCCTTTCTAAACCTGCTTTTGTGCAAAAATCTCTGACTTTCTTTTGTGCTAGCATTACTTTTAATTTATTTTCTTTTGTAGGATCACTCATGTATATTTTTTTTGCGTTTCTTACACTTCGCTCCAATGACCTTTGCTTTTGTGTAGCGTCATAATATGACATTGTTTTATCATCAACTGTTACAGTTCTTGTATTTGCTCTTTGTATTTCTTTTTTTGAATATATATTGTCTTCAATATCATAGAAAATTGGTGTGGCATAATGCTGACAGTTATAATCCTCTAATAAACTTTGATATCTTTTCCATTCTCTACTATCTACTCTAAACTTTTGACCATTTATTGGTATGTGTTCATGTCTGCAATTTGGCGTAATATTTATTTGTACTCCATCACACCCTAATTTTTCTCCAACATCATCATTTATTTCTATTACAGATTGTCTTATTGCATATGATACATTTTGTCTTACTGCACTTTCTATACTTCTATTTTTTCCATTTGACATTGGCAATGTTACACCTTTTGTTGCTAGTTCATTTGTAACTTGTCTAAATGCTTTTTGAAAATCAGTTAAACCTGTTGTTACTTCCATATACATTTTATCAACTGCATTTACAAAATCTTGTCTTGTACTAAATGCAATTGTTCTTGTGAAATTTTCAAGTTCTTTGTCTGTCATTTTAACCATAGTATTTAAAATTTGTAATTGTGATTTACTTATTTTAAACTTAACACCAGCTTGATTATATAATTCTCTGTAACTTTCTAAATTATCTTTTGTTATTTCTGCAAATAAATCTACTAATTCTTTTTTTCTTTCTTTTGATAAATGTTTTGTTTCTTTTAAAGAATTAATAAATATCTCACGTCCACCCCTTCTTGATATATTAAGCACTTGTTGTTTAGTATACGTTGAAATATCTCCTGTTTCTTCTAATTTTGTTATAATTTTCTTTACAAGTTCTGTATTTAATTTCTGATACATTTTTACAACATTGTTTGTATATACCTTATCTTCTAAATATTCAAGTGACAACATTTAACCACCTACTCTGACATATCTTCTTCTGTTATTTCAATATTATCTATATTATTTTCACTTTGTATGTCTTGTAATTCCTTCATAGCTTCTTTTTCTGTCATGTTGTATGCTTTCATCAAATATCTTTTGTGTGAAATTAAGCCTGCAGATACATCATTTAATAGTTTTTGTCTTTCTGTTTCATCATCTTGTAAAAATCCATCTACTAATTCAATTTCTATATCTTGATTTTCATCTACATTTGCACCTAGTATTTTTTCACATAATAAAATACTTTTACATACACCAATTAAATATTCATTTACAATACTTCTATTTTTAACTCCATTATCTACAAAATCTTTTCTACTTAGTATAGCTTCTGTAGCTGTTCTTGTTACATCGCCTTTTTCAAAATTGTAGTAATGTGTACCATAACCCACCTTAAATGATAAATTATCTAATGCGAATTGAATACCTTCTTTATTATCTCCAACTCTTAAATCTGGATTATATTCATATATATATGGATTTTGATTAGTTCCGTCTCCCATTATTCCGTCAGTAATTTCCATAAATTGTTGTTTTTGTAAATCACTAGGATACATTACTTTTGCACGCGTTCTTATAGTTCCATCTTTATCAGTATATTCTTCTGTTTCAATTTTAGTTAGCTTTTTATTAATAACCATTATTTTTTGACCTAATTTAAAATCTAATCCAAAATTGTTATATACTAAATCTAATATTTGTAATTGATCTTCGCTGTCTCCATATAAAGCCATTCCTAATCCGTTGTTGTCATCATATATATTTTCTTTTGGCAATTTGCAAATACTAAATAAAGGAACATTTGATAATGTATTATATGTATCTACAACTCCTTCTATATGAATTATTTGTCCGTTTTCTTTGTTAAAGAATACATTTGTTACTTGATATCCTTTTTCCTCTAGTTCGTGTATTTCTAAATATATCACATTTAATATTTTATTATCTATTTTTCTTCTTTGCTCACTTACAAAAGCACAGTTTATAATTTCATCATCTTCTATTGTTAAAGGTATAATTTGATTAGCTTTAATATTTATTGTCTTTATTTTTGTTTTATTTCCTTTTACAACTTTTTCGTTGTTTAATTCTGCATTTACTATCCTTGTAACTGTCGCAACTGTTCCAGAATACGCCATGATTTCAATTACTTTTGGTAATTTTTCCAATATTTTAGCTTTTTCCAAATCATCTTGTAGCAATTCATCATTTCTGCTTGCTTTTACATTAAAAGGCTCGCTTGTTATTATACTAGCCAAGTCTTCACATACTCTTTTTGCCATACCTAAAGAATACATAGGATATTTCTTATTCTCAATAGTTCTTACATCTAGCCATTTACTTTGACCTTTCCATTCGTTAATCCAATTGTTTATTAAACTGTAATAACTAGTGTTAACAGTATACCCTTTTTTGTCTAAATAATCCAATACACAACTTTCCATATTTTACCCTCCTATAAAATTTGATAATTGCCTTGCCCAATAAGTCCAACTGTAACAAAAAGCGTCTAAACTATCAATATCACTCGTAAAATCATCAAGCCATTGTTCTTTGTCTGATTTTTCATCATATAGTGCTGTTTGTAATGCTCTTATTACAGTTTCACATTGATTTTTTATAAAACTAATTTTGTCAATATTAAGCATTATTAATATAAGCCTTATTCTTTCATCAATTTGTATTTTGTTACAATCTCTTACTGGTATATATATATTATTGTTTCTTAATTCTTTTCTTAGTGAATTATTTAAAACCTGTTCTGCGCTATCAGGAAATATTGCCTCTATATTGCCGTATTTTAATTCAATATCTTTTATAAAATTTATTATCCATTTAAATATCTTTGTTGTATCTGTACCTTCTGCATCTATTTTATCACTTTGCAACACTTGCATTTCTTTAAAAGTTCTTGAAATTCTAGTAGCGCAAATTGTATGTCCTGACTTGTGTCCTCCCCAGTCTATACCTATTGAAATAAATCCCTCTTTTGTTTCATCTGTAATATATCTATCTTTGTTATTTGCAATTAATTTAAATATAATACCTTCTGCATTACACCACTCACCTAATATTAATCTGTTATAATATACAGTCCCTTCATATTCTTTACACAAATTATCTACAAAATCTTTTGACAAAAAAGGGTTATCAAATATAGTGTAATGTTGCACGTATACATCTAGCCCTTTTTCTTCTATTTTATCTAAAAAATCTTTTTTTAGCCAATGTGTCTCACTTTCGGGATTTAACGCTCCATCTAAACATGAATACTCTTTGTCTAAAGAGGCTTGTATCATTATAAATACATCTTTATTCCATTTTGCAATCTCATCACCATAAGCATACTTTATTGATGTACCTTGTATTTTACTTACTTGACTTATTTTTTCACATCCCAGGCAATATACTTCTTGACCAAACAAATACACAATATTCTGACTGTTTATATTTTTAATCAGATCTTTTCCATATATTTCTCTTAAAGGTTGCAATACATTTCTTTCTATTGTACCTTTTGAAACTCCAAATATAACATTTAAACCATCTTTATTTTTTCTTTCTAATATTCTTTTTGGTATCATATACAAAATATCTAAATATGTTTTACCACATCTTCTAGCCCCAACTTTTATGCAATATCGATGGTGTGCATTTCTAATATATTCTTTTTGCTTTTCACTTATTATCATTTATTAGCCTCATTTTCAATTTTATTTAATAATTCTTCAACTTTAACTAATTGTGTACTTTCTATTTCAATATTATCTTTCATGCCTAAATATTGTTTTGAAAGCCATATTGCCATTGTAGGATTTTTTTCTGCTTGCTTAAACATGTTTCTTCTTAATGACATTTTACCACCTTCAGAATATTTTTTATATACCCCTTCAAAGTTGTCATCATAAGTGTTTTTACACCATCTTGTCAACGTAATATCACTAACACCCAAAATAGCACATATTTCTTCTTTAGTACATTGCACAAAACACATTCCTTCAAATTGGCTTTTGTTTATAGTTGATTGTTTCTGTTTAATTTGTCCTTTGGCCATATAATCACCTCTTTACTTATATACTACATCTTTTATTTCTTTACTAAAAACATTATAACATTTTCGTTATAATTTGTCAAAAAAAAAGAGTAGTTTATTACTACTCTTATTTGTTAATGAAAAAAAGGTATAATACAAATAAGTACAAAGGAACTATCTTTATAAGATAGGAGGTTGATATATGAAAAATAAAAAAATTATTATATGCAAAAGAAATAGGGATACATATTACTTATTTGTATTATTTAATAATATTATATCATTTATAAAAATTAATATCAAGTCTTTAAAACATTATACCATTTTTCTTTTAATTTTTCATCTTTATTTTGTGAATATTGTATGTAAATTTTATCTAAATTTAATGTTTTCTCAACCATTTTTTTATACAACTCTTTACTATAGTTTTCCATATATTACCTCATAATTATTACAAATACATATCTTTCCAAAATTTATTTTTTATATTTTTTCTAGCTTGTAATTCTTGATAATCATTTTCTTTTATTGTTTTATAGAATTTACATTCATTGCCTATACAATATAAATTGTCTAAAGCCTCACATTTACCTTTAAATTTATCATATGCAAAACAATCTTTTTTTAAAATATACATTATATCACCTCTATTTATTCCTTAACTGTTTTCCTAAACTTATATTTTCTTCAATTAAACTTAAATTTTTAGATTTTAACTTTAAATTTTCTTCGTATAAATTTTCATTAATTTCTTTTTGAGTATAAAAATCATTTTTAAAATTTTTGTTTTCTTGTTTTAATTGTAATATACTAACAACTAAAATAGCAATTATAATTATATATAAGAATATAATTGTTATAAAAATTCTAATACATTTATTCATATTATTTATTTCTCCTTGTTTTAAATCATCTGCTTTATCTAATAGTGTTTTGTTGTATTTTTCGTTGTATTCTTCACTTATTATCATTGTTTATTCCTCCTCTAATAATTCTTTTAA